AGTAATGCTGCCAGCACTGTTCGTGATGGAGACGCCCGATCCTGCCGTGAGGGTCGAGAGCGTGTAGTTTGATCCGTTACCAATCAGCAGTTGGCCGTTGGCCGGAGAAGTCGTGAGCCCCGTGCCACCGCTAGCAACCGTAACAGGCGTATTAAGTGCAATTGAGCCTAGGGTAATCGAAATCCCGTTACCCGCCGAATACACTTGAGCCTGACTAAACTCAGCGAACGTAATCGCGGTTGAGCCAAAGACAATAACACCCGGCGTATTGCAGACGTAGGCTGCGCCTTTCTGAGTCGTACCGCCCGTTGTGAAGAAGTAGCTACCAAGGTCAAGCGAGTCAGAACCACCCTCGCCGTACGTATCGGCGTCAGATGCACGGGTCATGACATACGGAGTTGAAACCGTACCAACCGTCGTTACAACGTAGATACCGTTTTCAGCCTGATCGTCACAGTCCTTGATGAGGACACGCTGCGCTGCTTGAGCCACCGTGCTGTCGATAACCAAGGTTCCGTTGGCCGTAGCCGTCAGAGTCGCGCTAACACCCGCAGTACCGTTGTTGTAGTTGTCGTTTCGTCCTGAACCGGCTGGAGTGGTTAGGACAACGGCTTCGTGAATGTGCAGAGCAGCCGATGTCATGTTATCGACGTACAACTTCGTAGCCGCATCGGAGTCCGCACTCGGGTACCCAACATCCGTAATAACGCCGGATGACACACTGATGTTGCCCGACACACCAAAGTTGACGGACTTCTCAGACGGATAGGTAACGAATACCTTTTTGACCCCAGCAGAGAACGTAACCTTGTTGCCGCTATCGCTTGACGACAGTACCGTATCTCGGGAGAGCGTTGTCCCCGATGAGGTATACGTACCGATGCCCACTTCCCACTCGGTGTCACCCGCAATGGTGTAGTAGGTTTCGTTTCCGTTTCCTACGACCGCAAAAGACTGATACCCCGGCTCAGCACCAGCCAGAGTAATCGTCCCACTGCCAGTCGAAGTCGTCGTCTCAAGGACGCGATCAGCAAGCACGAGGGCCATGTCACCCTCCGATTAAGCGATACGAAGAATAGCAGTCGAAGCCGCAGCAGCCGGGAACTGGATGGTGAAGTTACCCGCCGTCGAGGTCTTGTCACCACCAAACGCCAGCACCGCCACAGCCTTGTCACCCTGAGTTGCGTTGTAGATCAAAGCACCGTTGGCCGTGATCGTCGCGCTCGGGAAGGTCAGATCATCGAAGTCGATGAAAGCCGTCGTACCACTAGAAGTCGGCACCTGCGAGATGGTCAGCGTCAGCCCACCCGCCGGGTAGTTCGTACCAGACGATGAGACCTCATCCGCCGAAGAGTACGCCGTGGTGGTCGCGCTCAACGTAGCCGACGAAGTGAAGAGGGCCAGCTTGAACACATCCGCAGCCGTCGAAGCGCGGATCACGCCGGTACCAAAGTTGTGGATTCCGTCAAGGATTTGTACCTTGAACGAAGTCGTCATTGCTTGAGTAATAGCCATTACAGGTCTCCAATTAAGTGTGCGATTTCCGCATAGCCTTGTTGATCTAGTTTCTTACATATCATCTTGCGCTCGGCCTCTTGAGCCTCGCTGAGATACTTCACCAGCCAATAATGCAGTGCTTCCTTTGAGTCAGCACTGAGTATGCGGTTAGCCGCACGTTCTGCAATTTCTTCTACAGTGTGCTCACGGTTATCCGTGGTTTGTACAAACACACTGCCAATCTCTGATCCACCTACAAAGCTCATGTCACAGGAATCCTAGCTTGTCCAGAACGGTACGCATCCTGACGATCCAAGCCGTCACCGAGGCGCTTCAACTGACCAAGGGCTTCTTGGTACTTGTTTTCGTAGTACGCCATCATGTCCTCAGCACCCTTCAAATAGGTGTACGCCTCACGGAGTGAACCGTACAGGAGCACAGACTCAAAGTTGTTGCCAAGCCACGACGTACCAGCGTTGACGATGGATGTCGGGTAGTAATAGTAATGCAGTTCGATTGTGTAGGCTGCATCTGGGGTCGGCCCCAGCAACATCGTTGTATCGTCGAAGATGGAGTAATACGCAGGTTTGCCCGTGCTGGTCGGAGGCGGATACGCTGCTCGGATGTAGTTCACATCTTTGTTGAGCAGATACTCGTAGTCCTGAGTCACAGGGTCAATTACTGCCATCGAGAACGTCGAGAGCCAATCAGACGGCAGGGACAGATATTGGTTGCCGTTGCTCGTCGTGCCCGTCACGTTTTTACGGATGGCCGGGATCTGAACCGTGTTGTAGATCCGCTCCTCAGCCAACTGCACGAACGTAGGAATGTTCGCCACGAAGCTCTGCTCCGTAGACTCACAGTAGTCCTGAATCAGTGTAGTTAACTGGGAGTAGTTCATTAGCTCCAACCCGTCCGGTATTTACCGTTGTTCTGCAAATTGATCTGCGAGACGAACTTCTTACCCTTGGTGGCAGCGCCAGCACCCTTCATATCCATGTGGGTGACGCCCTTGTTGACATCCTTTTCAGGATAGCCATTCTCACCAGTCGAGTCAGTGTTCGGCCTGATCTTGCCGGGGTTTAGTTCTTTCATGGCAGTTACTTCGGGCCAGAAGACTTACGGACCGGGCTGCGCTGGTTCATCACCTTCGCCATGTTCCGACCGTACTTCTTCATCTCGCTGTTGGTCTTGCCACCAGCCCGCATACCGTGAGCCTTGCCCGCCGGAAGCGAAGCGTGTTTTCTCAACGCTTTCATTGCATCGCCGTTCTTCATCTCAATCTCCTAGGTCGTAACGACCGTTACCGTTCCTACTTCACCAGCCGGGGCTAGTGTGTTCGGAGTTAGTTCCGCATCGAAAGATCTTGATCCGCCGACCGGGTTCCAACCCCATTGTATCTGACGGCTACCGTTTGCGCCGTCATTGCCCACAGCAAAGTAACTCGTATCCGGTCTCGGATTCCGCAGAGCCTGCGGGTCGTCCACGGGATACAGGCCAAGAGACAACTGGGGTTGGTCAGGCTCCCAGCACTCCGGACAGACCAAGATATTCACGTTCTTGGTCTTGATCACAATCGACTTCAACTGGCGCAGTTTGTATTGAAACCCGCACCGGTCGCACATGGCGATTGCGTTCTTGCCACTTGCAAACCTGTTTGGCATTAGTAGCCACCCAAGAAGCTCTCACGTGGGACAAACCGCACCGCCGCCTTTTCTCGGTCCTCACCCGCCGCGAGATCCCACGCTTCGTCATACTGAGCCTTCAGCACCATTGTGCGAGCATCAGCACCGGGGACCTTCATCGACAGCATATAAGCCAAGCCTGCAACCATACAGGGCAGGAAACGGAACGGGATATCTTGCCCATTCACGCCTGTACCGGGGTCAAACATCCGCCGCAACCGCGTGTAGTACAACGTCCACGTTGTCGAGTTGTCAGGCTTCGGCCAAACCGTAAACTGGGGTTTCACCACCACATTATCTGCACCCGTAGCACCCGTACGCCGATTGATCCAGATCTGGATCGGGCGACCCGTCGCATTCTTGTTGGGAATGGACACGTAGGTACTGGATGAAATGCGCGAGATGTTGATGTCCTGCTGGTTCGTGCCAGATCCAGTACGGATCACATGGTCAAGCAGGTCAACGGTGTCAGGCTCAAGGTCGTATGTGCCGACGTTGTAGGTCAGCGTCTTGGTGCATTCTTCCAGCGTCCAGAGGTTGATGCCTCGGTTCGACCAGTCCATCAGGAGCAGGGCAAGACTACGCTTAGCGGTACGGAAGTCATAACCCGTACGCAGTTCAGCACCGCAACGCTCGAACGCCTCTTCGATAATCGTGTTGAGGTCGAGGTTGAAGTCTGTCGTAGCTGTAGTCTTGTAGGCCATTACTTCCTCGCTGTTACCACATCGTCACCCTTGGTGACGGTAACGTGATCGCCTTCCACATCGACCCGCATCGGCATTTCTTTCCGATCCAGTTTATCGAGTTTGGCGATGAGTTCCTTGATGACCGCAAACTCAGGCTTGTCTTCCTTCTCGCTTGCACCGGCAATACCGTTCAACATGGAGATCAGCGCAGTCAAAGACGCGCCAAGCAGCCCCATCACGGCAGCAATCTTCTCTCCATCCAAGGCGAGACTCGACACCACGCCGATCACAACGATGATCGTGATGTACTTGAGACCATCCTTGCCGATTGCCTTGCCAGCAACGTCTTTCGCAGACGACTGGGCCTCAAGCCGATTTAACTCAGCCTGAACCTGTGCCTTGAACATCTCGATGTCGTGCGGCTCAGTCATCACATCCCCCGCCGTCTGTACGGCTTCACTTTTTCTTTGACACCTTTCGGCTGCGCGACGAACTGCTTGCCTTGGGCTTTGCCTTTACGTTTGGCTGCGGTGGTTCGGGCATATTCTCCGGGGGAAAGAGCTTTGATTGCAGCTTCCGGAAGATACCTTTCACCTGTGTCAGAAGATCGTTTACCACTTTTGGTTCTCCATTTCTGAGCAGTCCACGCCTTCAAGGATTGCTGGGGGGCTTTCATGACTTGTACCCACCACCCTTTTCCTTGTACCGCTTTGCCAGCAACTGCGCCTTACGTGCCGACCATTGCCCAGCAGCCGTACCCTGAACCGCACTGTTTTTAATACTGTTGAACAATGCTTTACGCATACTGGGCTTGGTGTAGTTACCGGCTGCGTTGACCTTGCTTTCGCCGCCCTTTTTGAAAGTACGGATGGGCTTGCCCGTCCCGATCACAGGCTTTTTATCCCCGCGCCGCTTTGCTCGCGGCACCTTCTTGGGATTGATATCACCCATGCCTCGGGAGGGCA